GATTACACATTAGGTAAAATAACGATCAGTAATTTTAATCCAACAGCAGTTAACAACGACTTTGGCGATATCATGGTTCATATTAAGCCAAAGATTAATATCATTCAATCAAAATTAAATAAGATGCTTGTTCTGGATGCAGATGATCCTACCAGCGTTACTGTTAAGACTACTACAATTTAATGGAAAATGTTCGCACATCAAACCTGGTATCTTCACAATTACCAGATTTCGTAAGAAGTGACTATCCAAAGTTTGTTACTTTCTTAGAAAAATACTATGAGTGGCTGGAAACTACAAATAGCGTTTCCTATGAAATTGATGCATTACGTAATGCAAATGATATTGATAATTCAGATGATTATTATATTCAGCAATTAAAGAAGGACTTGGCTCCTTATTTTCCTCAAGAAATAGTAACAGACAAAAGATTGTTTCTAAAACTAGTCACCCAATTTTATAGATCAAGTGGCACACAAGAATCTGTTAAGTTCCTTTTCAGAGCATTGTACAATGAAAATATTGAAATCTATTATCCAAAAGAAGATATTCTAAAAGCGTCTGATGGTAAATGGGTATTGCCTTTAGCACTTAGAGTTGATACTGATGACAACAATATTTTCAACATTGCAAAAACTTTAATTACCGGCGAAACCTCAAAAGCTACAGCACTTGTTGAAAAAGTAATTCAATCAGTTGACCGACAACTCGGCATTACGTACACCGAAATTTATGTTTCAAATGTTCAAAGATTGTTTACAACGGGCGAAAGAATAACAGCCACTTATGTTGATGAAGCTACTGATCTAAATGTTACTGTTAGTGGTCGTTTGATTGGCGCACTATCCGAAATAAAAATTAATCCGCTAAACAGAGGTCTTTTTTATAATGGATACGATCTTGATGCCATCCCCTCTTATCCTGGAGATCCAGTCAGTATTGTTGGTGGTTTAAATCCTATTGCTAACACGCCAATTGGTGCGGTTGCTTATGTTGGAGTAACTACAAAAGGCGGCATCACGGATATCATTGTTGAAAAAGGTGGTTTTGGTTTCAGAGATCCAGCAATAAATTTAAATTCATCAATTATTGATTTTAAAGGTGGATTTGATGGTGTAGCATTTGGTACTGAAGCTAAAGCAACCATCAATTTGTTGGATACTTCAATATCAAGAAAAATAAATGTATCCAATATGGCTGTTGATACTTTAGATGGTTATTTTTCTAAAATTTCAAGAGTACTAACTAGCGTTTCTATTGTGGGATCAAATGGTTATTTTTCAACAACAACTTCATACTTTGGAAATCTTACGATTGGAAATGCAGTAACTTCTTATGGAACATTGACAGGAACTGGAACAATTACCGACTATTCATCAACAACTTTAACTGGTGTTGTAATTGAAGGATCAAATGGTTATTTTTCAACCACATCATCGCCATCAACAATTACAGTTGGTGATCCGGTTAGTATCTCAGGAACTTTGACTGGAACTGGAACAATTTATAATTATTCATCAGGAACAACATATTACATTAAGACAAAAAATTCTAATTATTTTTCCTTATCCGAATCTATTGGTGGTAATACAATTACATCACTCAATGGAACAACAACGGGTTTAACTTTTCAAACAGGAAAATTATACTATATTAAAACCCAAGCTGGAGGTCCAGGAGCAAATTTCTTTTCTTTATCAGCAACTGTTGGTGGGGCTGCAATCAGTACCACATCAGGCACAACTACCGGTCTCACTATTACGGCAAATAAAGAAACACAAACAATTTACAGTTTATCTACATTTGATGAATTTCCAGTTTATCCAATTTCATTTGTTGCTGTTGATGGTTCAGGCGGTGGATATCGCCAAAAGCCATCCGTAGAAACTTATAGTTTTTATAATGAAGACTACGATGATAGCCTAGTTTCTAACAATCGTACAATTGTAAAAGGAACATCATTAATAAATGATCCCGATCAAATTTTAACGAATTCTTTTGAACCCGGAGATTATGTTAGACTATTCATTAAAAATAAATTTGAAGCCATTCGTGAAGTGTTGTATGTTGACGCAAACAATTTATATTTTTCCGAGGCGTTTCCAAATGATTTAACAAACGTATCAGTTTATAAAATTTTAAGAAACGATCTGTATAAAATTGGATCGCTTGGTAGAATAACAGTTAACAATGGTGGCACTGGTTATGCTAATGGAGATATTTTAATTTTTACCGGCGGTTCTGGTTATGGTGCAAATGGATATGTAAATGTTTCTTCTGGTGTAATTACTTCAGTCACTATTAACAATCATTCTTCAAATGCTTTTGTTATTGGCGGAGAAGGATATACAAGAGATTCATTGCCATCAATTAATGTTCAATCAGTTTCTGGTACAAGTGCTAATTTGACGGTTGCTCAAATAACAGGTGATGGTGAACAATACGGATTGACAACTTCAAGAATTGGCGCAATAACATCATTGAGAATTAGTAGTTTTGGTTATGATTATGTTGAGGCACCGACAGTCTCTTTGAGAAATGCTGATATAGTATTGAATAGTGTTACTGAAGGACAATTGTTTGTTCCAAATACCTCAATTTATCAAGGCACATCAAACAGCAATTCTTCATTTAGTGCGACAGTAGATTCTTATACTTCCGCAACTGCAACACTTAGAATATTTAATTATCGCGGCGTATTTGATGCAACTAAAACTATCAAGTCGGATGATGGAACAGTTACCGGAAATGTAACATCATCGTTATTCTATGGTGATGGTAACGCAAAAGCTACAGCAAACTTTGAAAATGGTTTGATTCGTTATCCTGGCATTTACTTGAATACCGATGGTCAAATTAGTGCGGATAAGAAGTTGCAAGACGGCGAAAAATATCATAACTTCTCATACATCATTAAGTCACAAACCGACTATTCTAAATTTAAGAAACCACTAAACGATATTGTTCATCCAGTTGGAACAAAAACTTTTATTACCAAGATTGACAACAATGAAGAAATGTTGACTCAAGTTAACACTTCTTCTTTTATAACAATCACTTCACTCGCAGATACTTACAATATTGCCAATGGCTCTAATAAAATTATTACCACAAACACAAGTGCAAATCTTCAATCTACGGTTAATGTTGGCGATTTAATTCTTATATCAAATGTTCATAGAAGATTGAAGAATACAGTTAATGTTGTTACAGGATCAAATATTTTGTTTGGTGCGGCTAATAGCGTCAACTTTATAAATGATTTGCAAGATGGAGACACCATCTATCTTTCAACTGGAAACACAGTAACGATTAAAGAAGTCACCAATTCGTCTTTTGCTATACTAGATACCATAATTAATGTAACATCAACTTCGGCACTGGTTAATCTGGTTTATACTGCTACTGTCAGGGCTAATTCCAGAAATGCAAATACTATTTTCGCAAGTAGTATATTTACATCAAACGGTAGCAATTTGAGCGCAACCATTCAAAAAAATAGATAAATAGAAACATGTCAGCACTCTTAACTAAAAATTTCAAAATTTTGATGGCGGAGCAAGTCTATAACCTGTTGGACTTGGGTGCAAACGCATATTTGCCCGCCGCAAAAAAATCTTATTTGTATGCCTTTTTTGGTAGACATTTACCATGGAATTCAGGAACCGAAGTGGAAGGATCCCCATCGCAAACGGATTCGGCTATAAATGATTACTACAAACGTGGGGTTCTTGCAAAACAAATATCTTTGGAAAATGCTTCTCTTGTTATTCCTAGAAACGATTGGACTTCAAATACAGTATATAATACGTATGAAGCAAATACAAATTTTTATGTAATAAATTCTAAGGATCAAGTCTTTAAGTGCCTTTCAAATGTTTCGCCAGGTACAGCTTCTACAGTATCACCAGAATTGACGCTATCAACAACTTCACTAGAAGAACCTTATGTTGAGACTTCCGATTTTTATAAATGGAAGTATATGTACACATTAACATCTATACAAAAACAAAAATTCTTAACTGATGATTGGATGCCAGTATCAGTAAACAAGTTTGTACGAGCCGCAGCCGAACCAGGCTCAATTGATATTGTGACGGTAACAAATTCTGGTAATAATTACACAGTTGGCACTGTACAAAATATCATTACAATTGATGGCGATGGCACAGGCGCAGTATTGAAAGCCAACGTTTCTGGTGGTAAAGTACAAAATATTGTTATTCAAAATCGCGGAAATTACTACACTTACGCAAATTTAACTTTTACCGATGTTAGTGGTGGCATAGGAACATTGGCAGCCGCACAAGTTTCAATTGCTCCACATAATGGACACGGTTATGAACCGACTTATGAGTTGGGTGGTTCTACAATAATGTTTAATGTGGAATTTGACGAAGATGAGGGTGGAGTATTACCGGTTGATAATGATTTTCGTGAAGTTGTAATTTTACGAAATCCATATCTGTATAATACAACAACATTAGCTACCGGACAAAGATATTCTTTATACACTCTTGTTAAAGTTTCGCCAGGTGTTGGTGACTTTAACAACGATGAAGTTGTTTATCAAGGAACAACATACGCAAGTGCAACATTCACCGCTGATGTAATTTCATTTAGTGAAACTCCAAATCTTTTATATCTAAACAATGTTCGCGGAACTCTACAAACAAATCAAGCGATTAGAGGCTTACAAACAGGCGCTATTCGCATCGTAAACATAGTTACAAACCCTACTCTTGATTTGTACTCTGGAAAGATATTATACATATCAGATAAACTACCAATTACAAGAGACCCAGCCCAAACCGAACGAATTCGTTTCATTTTGAGTTTCTAAACGAGGAATAAATGACTGCTACCTTTAACTACGATCCATATTATGATGATTTTGATGAAGATAAAAACTTCATGCGTGTTTTGTTTCGTCCTGGATATTCGGTTCAAGCCCGTGAATTAACACAGCTACAAACTATATTAGCTAACCAAATTGAAAAATTTGGTAATCACATTTTTAAGAGTGGTAGTCCGATTGTTGGTGGTAAAGTTTCATTAGACACTAAAGCAAATTATGTTATTCTGGCTGCTCAGTATAATAACTTGGACGTTGATGCTACACAATTTCTAAACAAGACTGTCGTTTCATATAATTCATCAAAAATAATTAGAGCAAAAGTTATTGCAATTGACACATCAACGGCAAATCCTATTCTTATTTTAAAATATTTAAGTGGCGAAAGATTTTCCGAATCAGAAGAAATTCGTGTTTATGGTCAAGAAATTTATGCACAACTAAGATCCACAGCAGCCGTTGGTGGTTCTTACATAGCTAAACTTCAAGAGGGTATTTACTATTTTAAAGGACAATTTGTAAAAGTAGTTCCACAATATCTTATTCTTGAAATTTTTTATCGTGTAGGATATAACACATCAACAATTAATTTAAACCCATCATACAAAATCGGTATTGAATTTACCGAGACTATTGTTGATGAAGTTGATGATACATCATTGTTAGATCCAGCACAGGGCGCATTTAACTATCAAGCACCAGGAGCCGAGCGTTTTGCAATTCAAACCTCACTCTCAAAGAGAACATTAGATTCTGCTGACATTTCAACATTCTTTGAAATTGTTCGTCTTGTTAATGGCATAAAAACAAAAGAAATTGAATATCCAATTTACAGTGAGATTGAAAAAACTTTAGCACGCCGTACATATGATGAATCGGGAAACTATACAGTGGATCCATTTGTTATTTCGCTTGATGAAGGTGATAGTGCTAATGGCAAATTTAACGTTGTTTTAGATCCAGGTAAAGCATATGTAAGTGGATACGAATTTGAAACTATTGCTCCAACAATTATTGAAGTTGACCGAGCGAGAGATGTTTCCACCGCCAATTCTGATTTACCAACAAACTATGAAAGTAGTTTGGTTCTAGCAAACGTTCGCGGAACACTTGATATTTCCACATTCCCATCTTTGGATATTCATTGCGTCAATGTTGCAAATATTAGTCTATCAACAACTGCAACATATAATTCTACCAAAATTGGTACAATTTATGCAAACATGATTCGCTATAATGATTCAACAACTTCATCAAATGGAAGAAGTCACAGTCATATAGTGAATACTTTTGGTGCTAATACTGTTCCAATTACAGGAACATTAGCCGCAACTGGATCATCTGCTACCACAATTGCAATTCCTGCCGCGTTCAACAATGCTTTGCCATTGAATGCATATGCAAATATGTATTTTCAAATTACCAATCTTGCTGGCGCTTCATTATCTCCAATTCTAATTACAAGTTCAAATGCGGCTACATTTAATTTAGCATCATCATTAACTTTTATTCCGGCATCAAATACTTTTACGATTCAATCCGATATTAAAAATGCAGAATCCTTATCTCAAAATGGTGGATCGTATATTCAATTTGCCGGTAATATTGATACAGATTCAAAAGATCCAACTACAGGATTTGTTTCCATCAGCGAACCAGCAAGAACAAGTCTTGTTTTTGAAACTCCATATGAAGCAATCAAAGCTAATACAATTAGCGATATGGATTTTCAAGTTAGAAAACTATATTCAAATAGACCAACAGAAACAACTAGCGGTATAATTACTGTAACAGCTTCTGGCACAGATACGTTCTCGTTCTCATCTGGTGATCCACTTACCAATTCACAGATTCAAGACAATATAATTTGTTTTGTTCGTGCCGACAGTGCAAGTAATAATCAATATAATATTGCGCCTAATACAGTTCTTAGTTTATCACAATCTGGTTTTGTGGTTACTCCGATATCAGCATCTCAGTTTTCAATTAATGTGAAAGCTACGGAAACAATTAGAGTTGATTTGCTCATAAAAACAAAAATCAATAATGCAGAAGATGGCACAAACGGTGTTACCAAGCGTAAACAATTAATACCAATTACGGGCGGAACAGATTTACATTCATTGATTCCTTATGAAATGAACACCTCCGGAACTCAAGGAACAACTGTTCTATATTCAGCAAATACATCTGGCGAAGTAACATATTTTTCAGGCGGTGCGGTATTCAAAAGTATCGGTGCAACCAACTTTGATAACGGTACAGTATTAACAAATTTGAGAACACCAGGAAAAGCAGTTAGTTTGCAAGTTCCGGATGTATATGAAATCATTGGCATTTATGATTCTAAAAATACAGGATCAAATGTAACATCTGCTATGCTGACAACTGCATCCAATGATATCACATCAAACTATGAATTTGACAATGGTCAACGCAAAACACATTATGACCACGCAACAATTAAATTGAAACGTGGTTATTCTGCGCCTGTAGGAAAAGTATTTGTGCAATATAGGTACTTCAAAAGTTTGTCTGGATTTGCCGGATTATTTGATGTTGATTCATACACAAAAGGTTCAAACATTTCTTATTCGGATATTTCCAAGTTTGATAATAAAGAAGATAAAAAACTTATTCCCCTAAGAGGCGCATTTGACTTTAGACCTTACAGAGCAATTGGCGGAACATCATTATCTGGTGCATTAAATCCTGAGCCATTAGAAAATATTACAATGGATTTTGATTATTTCTTGCCAAGAATTGACCAAGTAGTTGTTAAATCTTCTAGAGAAATTGGAGTGTTAAAAGGACAATCAGCAGTTGTTCCAACACCACCTGCAGTGAATCCTAAAGATATGTTGATTTATACATTGTATATTCCAGCATATACAGAAAGCGTTAAGGATATCCGCGCAGACTTTAAGAATCATCGCAGATATACAATGAGTGACATTCAAGCGTTTGAGGACAGAATTCGTGGACTGGAATATTATGTTGCATTAACAACATTAGAGAAAGATGCAGCCTCAACAAAAATTCTGGACAACAATGGTCTTGAACGCTCAAAATATGGTATTCTTGTTGATAACTTCACATCAAAAGATTCACAAGCAACATTCTCAGATGCAGATTATGATAACAGAAACTTGATTGATGCTGGAAGATTGTATCCAGCTTCTCTAATGAGAACTGTTGCATTGGAAGCAAATACATCATTAAGCACCGGTGCAACAAAAGTTGTTGGAACTGGTACCAAAAAAGCATTGATGCTTTCATACACAACTTCTGAATTTGCAAAGCAACCTTATGCAACAAAATCTTTAGCGATTGCTGATGCAACATTTGCTAACTTTAAAGGTAAAACAAAACTGTTCCCAGAATTTACTGGAGATGTTGATACTGGTTCTACAGCGAGAGTTACACTAAATTCAACTCAGGGCATTGATAATGCTTTCAACTTTATCAATGATGCATTTAAGTATGTTGCTGACAATAATAAACAATGGGCTGATGATAGAAATAGTCCCTTTGCTCAAATTGCTGATAGTAAATGGTATAAAACTTTAAGAGAAACAGATTATACTAAACAAACAACCATACATTTAGGCGGAAGAACTTTCGGTCAATATGCAGCCGTTAATGACAACACTTATTTGACTAAGGGCGCAGAACTAAATCAGAAACAAATTTCCACATCAACTTCACAAGTGGACGTTGGAACTTTTGTTACAGATTTGGCTATTCAACCATACATGAAGTCAAAGCAAATTCTTTTTGCTACCGAAGGCATGAGACCTTCAACAGTAATGTATTCTTTCTTTGACGAAACTGATGTTAACAAATATATTGTAGTGCCAAACAAAGTTACTTTGAATGCTAATACAACTTTGATTTCTGGCGAATCAGTTCTTACAGCAAACACTATTGCAGACTTGACCGCAAACTTAGTAAGTCTATTATCTGGTGGAAATTCTTTTGATGCTGGATTTGTTGTTGTAAGTGAGATTGGATCTGCTAATGTCTCTATTATTAATGAAACAGGTAAACCTCTTTCGGGTAAATATGTTTATGGACTAGACAGCGGTAAATATTACACAGTAAGTTCCGTAAATGACCATCGTTCCGGTGTAACAAGAGGCGTTAGTGCTTCAACGATTACCCTTGCTTCCGATGCGCCAGCTTACAGCATAGTTGGAAACACGATTACTATTATTCGTTCAACTTCATCATTTGAAGGAGTGGGAGCACAATTTACAGTAACATCGTATGATACTAGCACAAAGGTTGCTACCGTAAGTGGAGCAAGTGCATATGCTGGTGGAACATATGTCTATAGTTTTGGAACAAATAGAACGAACACTTTGGGACAAGTTGGCGGTGCATTCTATATGCCAAAAGCAACGTTTCGTTCAGGTGAAAGAAACTTCCGCGTTACTGAATCTTTTAATAATACATATGACGCAGATTCAATTTCGTTCTCAGATAAAACATACAACGCAACTGGTCTAACAGTAAGCAAAACAACTCTTGTTGATACTGTATTGAATGTTGATGTTGATAGAAAAATTGTTGGCACACAAACTTCCGACAGATTGATTGGTTCTGTAGCATCTGGCCAAGAATTTTTATATGCGTGGTCTACTACCGATCCACTTGCACAAACATTCTTTGTTGATCCTGTAGTATATCCACAAGGTTTGTTCTTAAGTAGTGTTGATTTATTCTTTAAAGCAAAAGATGATGGCAATTTGCCAGTGACAATGCAAATTCGTCCAACGGTAAATGGATTCCCATCTTCTGATTACTGGTATCCAGAATCTGTTGTCACCAAGTATCCTTCTCAAATCAATGTTTCTGAAACGCCGAGTGTTGCTGATTCAAGCACATCTACTAATTTTGAATTTAGTTTCCCTGTCTATTTAAAGCCGGGTCTATACGCATTAATTGTTTTGGCTGATACTCAAGAATATATTGTTTGGGAAGCTGAAAAGGGTGGAACAACTACCAACAATGAATATGTGGATAAACAGCCATACATGGGTACTTTGTATAAATCACAAAATACCGCTGAATGGACTCCTTTTATTAATGAAGATTTGATGTTTAGGTTAAATCGTTGCGTTTTTACAACAAACACTAATGCAACATATTACCTAAGAAATCAAGCACTACCTACTAGCACAAACTATGACAAAATAAGATTGATTACAAATTCAATTGTACCAGATGCAAAAGTTACATCGTTGACGCATAGCATCGCAACGACTACGATTTCGGGCGCAAAAGAATCTTCATTTAGAACATTGTCTCCAGGACAAACATATGATTTTTCCGCTGATGATTTGTATCAAGTTGGTTATCGCAGAAAGAAAATGTTCAATGCAAATGATTTTACATTGAAACTTGATATGACAACAACAAGTGATGCTGTGTCGCCAATCTTCTCATTAGAATCTGCTTATGTTAACATGTGGGAAAACTACATTGATAATGCAGAAATTAATTCCGAAGACTTCACTATCACTGCCCCCGGCAGAGGATACAATAACGCAAACTCAATTATTATCACAAGTTCATCTGGTACAGGAGCAAATGCAAACGTAACTGTTGATGGTAATGGTAATGTTATTGCAATTTATGTTACATCGCCAGGATCAGGCTATTTGGATGACTTTACTATTTCATATCCAGATACCGGCAATTCAACCACAGTTACATCTAATGCAGTTATTGAATTGAATAGTGAATATGATTCTTCGGGTGGTCCATGTCTAGCACGGTACATCACTAAGCCAGTTAAGTTAGCTGATGGATATGATGCTGGTGATTTGCGTGTATTTCTTGGCGCAAACAAACCTGGATCTTCGGAAGTTTCTGTATTCTACAAAGTGTTATCAGATAGTGATGCAACTCCATTTAAAGATAGACCATATCAAAAAATGGTTTGTATTAATCCTACTGTAACACAATCACCAGATAACGAAACATTCCGCGATTATGAGTATCGCCCATCGGCTACAACAAATGCAATTACATATGCAGGAACAAATGGAGTAACATATAATTCATTTAAAACTTTTGCTATTAAAATTGTATTGACTTCTAGTGATCCAGCGATTGTACCAAGCGTTAAAGACTTGCGTATCATCGCAACTCCAGCCGAGTAATCATGTTTGTGAAAGTTGAAGGTACCAATTTTATTAAAGATACTGGCACAAACGCCCTATTGATGACCGGGCGAAATGCTTTGATTGAAAATGAAGCAAGGAAAAAACTTGCTGATAGGATGAATGGTAAAAATAATGAGATAAATAACTTGAAGAATCAAGTGGAAGAATTGTCTTCGGATATGAAGGAAATCAAGTCCCTACTAAACGCATTGCTGAAACAGAGTAAAGAATAATGGCAATTAATAACATTACACGAACAAATACGATTGATGAGTGGCGCATTCAGACTAATTTGGCAGCCAATGCGCTTAATCAAATTGAGACTGGTAATTACAATAAAACTAACGGAACATTCACCATTTCTTCAAATGGTGCATTGTCTATTACCGCTCAAGGAACTCCGCTTCAAGTTTCAAATAATGCTCTAATCGGCACCCAACTTACTGTTGGTAAGGATATAGTTCTTGGTTCAGAAGTATCTCAAACAGGCAATCTTTCTGTTGGTAATACTGTTTTCATTTATGGCGGCGGTGGTGCTGGCGGAGCAACCCACACAGGTCTTTATATCGCAAACAATGTAATCTCCAATGGCAGTCTTGTTATTAAAAACACTATTGTAGCAAATAATCTAACCGTAAATTCAAATGTAGTTGTTGTTGGTACAGCAAATACAAGATTTTTAGGTGTAGCAAATAGCGGTTATATTGGTACAACTTTGACTGTAATTGGAAACACCGCAGTTGGTAATTTAACAACTGCGAATTCGGTTGTTGCGGACAATGGTCGTTTTAGTAATAATGTAACTGTGGAACATATCATAGCGGCCAATTCTGTTGTATCTTACGGCGCTAGAATAACCAATAATACAACTACAGGGAATTTAAATTCCACTTGGTCTGTTGTTGCAGACAATGCTAGAATTACAGCAAATGCCACAGCAACAGAAATAACTGTTACAACATTAAATGCTACTAATGCTAGAATTAGTGCAAATGCTAACGCGGCTCATTTTACTGCAGGTGTAGGTGGATCAGTTGTTGCGGATAATGCTCGTTTTGCGACTAATGTTGCTTTCGGTAGTTCTTTGCAATCATATGCAAACGGAACATCTTTTGTAGCAAACGGCGGATCAGTTGTTGTTGACAACACTAGAATTAATGCTAATGCTAGTGTTGGTGGACATATTGTTGTAACAAATTCAGTTGTTTCGGATACTGCTAGGTTTGCTACTAATGTTGCTTTTGGTAGTTCATTACAATCTTATGCAAATGGTACTTCGTTTGTCGCAAACGGTGGATCTGTTGTTGCAAATAATGCCAGATTCATTGCTAACACTTCTATTGGTCAAGAATTAACAACTATTACAGTTAATACTGTTAATTCTAGAGTATCTGGTAATTCTAATGCCGCACATTTTACAGCAAATAATGGTGGTTCTGTTGTTGCAGATACAGCTAGATTTAATGCCAATACTTCCGTTGGAGAAGAACTAACAACAATTACTGTTAATACAACAAATGCTAGAATTGGCGCAAATGCTAATGCTGTACATTTTACTGCTTCTCAATCAGTCGTTGCTGATACCGGTCGTTTTGCGACTAATGTTGCTTTTGGTAGTTCATTACAATCTTATGCAAATGGTACTTCGTTTGTCGCAAACGGCGGATCAGTTGTTGTTGACAATGCTAGAATTAATGCTAACGCTAGTGTTGGTGGACATATTGTAACTACAAATTCAGTCGTTGCTGATACCGGTCGTTTTGCGACTAATGTTGCTTTTGGTAGTTCATTACAATCTTATGCAAATGGAAATTCTTTTGTTTCTCCTGGAGGATCAGTTGTTGTTGACAGCCTAAGAATAACAAGCGCAACTGCGGCTGCTAATATCAGTGGTAATCTTGTAACGGGAAATGTGAACACGCAAGGTATGGTGTATGCTGGATCTTTAGTATCCGGTAAGACAGATGTTGGTGCTTTAAAAGCAACATCTTTTGAAACAATAGGTAGTGGCGATGCATTAATTACTGGTAAATTAACTGTAAATGGAGACTTTGTATTGTCCGGTGATATTGTTTATGATACCGATGCTCTCGCTATTAGCACAGTAACTCCAATCATAAACACTGGAGCTGGATATTTTGGCGTATTCAGAGGAAATGATAAGGGTGGTGTAAACGGTGGCACAGGTGGCTCAGCGGCAAATGCTAACGCATATATTCGTTGGAGTGGGGATGCTAACACTTGGCAAATTCGTGATGTATTTAATTCAGATCCTACAAATCAATATTCTAAAATACTTACCGCAAATCTAATTACAACAAGTACTGCATCGGTAAGTAACGCTGATTTTGCATCTTCATGGTTAATGAAAAATTATGTTGATAATGCAAATACGAATCTAAAGAGTTATGTAGACACCAGTGCTATTCAAACAGCGGCAGCAAACGCTGGTTTACTCGGTATCAATCTAAGCGCAAACATTGGTGCGGCTAGAATTGCTGATACTGCAAACACAGGTTTAGGTGATATCATTGTAATGGGTCGTGCGAATGGCGCATTTGGTATTGCTAATCTTGCATCAAACACGTTTAATGGAACATCGGGTTCTGCATTACCAAGTAATGGTGTAGTTTCATTTACAAGTACAAATGGAATCACATTAGTTGCGGCTGCAAATACAATTACTGTTAATACTCCACAAGATGTAAGAACAACCGCAAGTCCAACATTTAACGCATTGACATTAACAAATGCTCTTCCCACATCACAAGGTGGTACAGGAGCAACTTCACCCGGCGGTGCTTTAACAAATCTATTGCCAGCTGGCGGAACAGCCGGTTATGTTTTAGCAACTAGTGGTTCAGGAACTTATTATTGGGCAGCGGGCGGTACTGGAAGTGGCGGTGGTTCAACTCCAGGAACAACCATTACTTCAACTAGAACAACACCAACAGTTAACGCTTCGCAAAGAATATTTGTAACACCTATCTATCAAACTGGTACAGGTCAGTTAAGAGTTTATATCAATGGGGTTAGACAGTTTGCATCTGAATATACTGAAGGAGCAAATAACTTAACTGCCGTTGCTTCAGTAGCATCAAATGGTTATTTCTCAACAACATCTGCAACATCAACACTTGTACAAGATGCCGCAGTTGCAATTACAGGAACATTGACAGGAACTGCAACGATTAGTGGCTATGTTGCTGGTAAAATTTATTATATTAAAACAATAAATGTCAATTATTTCTCGCTATCGGAAACAGTTGGTGGTGCGGCTATCACAACAACAGCGGGCACGACAACCGGTCTTTCATTTACGACCGGACATAGTGTAACATTAACAACTGGAACAAGTTCTGGTGATGCAATTTTACTTGAAGTTGATGCATACACAGTGAATCCTTATTATGCAAATAACATAGCATATGGACCTGTAACCGGCGATATTGCCGCATCAGCAAATACTATTCAGTTAGCTATTGATAGTCTGGAATCAAGAAAGATTACAACAACAGCGGCACAAGCAAACGTAGGTGCTGGCTTGATTACTGTCACAAATGGTTATCAAGCAAACGTGGGCGCTGGTAGAATTACAGACACCAATACGTTTAATGCAAATACTGGTGCATTAAGTATTGGTTTAACTAATGAAATTTCAGGTAGACAAGCAAACGTTGGTGCAGCCTTAATTAGTGCGACAAATGGTTATCAAGCCAATACTGGTGCAGTAAACATTGGTTTAAGTAATGAAATTACCAACAGACAAGCAAACGTAGGTGCTGGACTAATTACTGTCACAACCGCATATCAAGCTAACTCTGGTGCAGGATTATTATCATTATCATCAACACTAACATCTGGATATCAAGCTAACTCTGGTGCAGGATTATTATCATTATCATCAACACTAACATCTGGATATCAAGCTAACTCTGGTGCAGCCTTAATTAGTGCGACAAATGGTTATCAAGCCAATACAGGTGCAGTAAACATTGGTTTAAGTAATGAAATTACCAACAGACAAGCAAACGTAGGAGCCGCTAGAATTGCGGATGTTGCGGCAGGACAAGCAAATGTTGGTGCTGGCTTGATTACTGTCACAAATGGTTATCAAGCCAATACTGGTGCAGTAAATATTGGTCTAAGTAATGAAATTACCAACAGACAAGCCAATACAGGTGCAGCCTTAATTACTGCATTAAATGCAAGTAACATTTCTTCAGGAACATTACCATCAGCTAGAATTTCTGGCTCTTATACTGGAATAACTGGCGTTGGTACACTCACAGCCGGCGTTTGGAATGCTACTAGCATTAGTACATCATACACAGATGCTAAAGTAACTTCTGTTGCTAGTAAAACTGGGGATGTTTCATTGGCGCAGGCGGACATTTCGGGACTAACAACCGGTAGCAGTCCAACATTTTCTGGACTAACTATAAATGGCTCAATTACTGCTACTGGTGATATCACAGCTGGTTTCTCAGATGATAAATTAAAAACAAGATTGGGTAATATTGAAAATGCTCTTGATAAAGTTTCGGCTATTTCGGGCTTCTTCTATGAACCAAATAAAACAGCACAAGATTTAGGTTTTGAAGTAAAGAGAGAAGTTGGTGTATCTGCTCAAGAAGTTCAAGCAATTATGCCAGAAGTAGTTGTTCCTGCTCCAATTGATAATCAATACTTAACTGTTCACTATGAAAAACTTATTCCTCTGTTGATTGAAGCTATTAAAGAATTGAGAGCAGAAGTTGAAGAAATAAAAGGACAAATTAAATGACAACGAAAGTCACAGGTTCAGTTTTAGCAGATACCGCAGTAACTTCGGGAACTTATGGTGGTACTCAAACCCTTCAAGCATTTACTGTTGATGCACAGGGCAGAATTACATATGCCGCAAACATAACATCTGGTGTTATTACTGCTGGAACAAGAGGACAAGGCGCAGATATTATTGTACCAACTATTCAATATAATGCACTAGGTCAAATTGTTGCAGCCACAAATACTACAATTCGCACAGCAACAACTTCGGTAACTGGCGTTGTTCAATTAGCTGATTCAGTTTCCAATACAAGTACTACAGCCGCTGCCACAGCAAGTGCAGTAAAAGCCGCTTTTGATGCCGCGGCATCAAATGCATCAACAACACTATCTTCCGCACAAGCGAATACTGGCGCTGGATTAATTATTGTTGGAGCAAGAGCCAATTCGGCATTCGGACAAGCTAACTTAGCATATTCTACAGCTAATTCAGCCGGTGGTGTTGCCGCTTCTGCATTCGGACAAGCTAACTTAGCATATTCTACAGCTAATTCAGCCGGTGGTGTTGCCGCTTCTGCATTCGGACAAGCTAACTTAGCATATTCTACAGCCAATTCAGCCAGTACTTCGGCTGGGGCTGCGAGTGGTGTAGCCGCTTCGGCATTCGGACAGGCTAACTTAGCATTTACTACAGCCAATTCAGCCAGTACTTCGGCTGGAAATGCGGGTGGTGTTGCCGCCGCCGCATTTACACAAGCCAATTCAGCGGCTGGTATTGCAGCCTCAGCATTTACACAGGCCAATAACGCATTAAATGCATCTAATTTATCTTCAGGAACATTACCATCAGCTAGAATTTCTGGATCATATACCGGAATAACAGGCATAGGAACTTTAACAACAGGATCAATTCCTGGAACTTTGATTAGCAGTGCTGTTTCTAGTGCCACTAATGCAACCGATGCAACCAATGCAACTAACGTTTCAGGCACAGGCACTGTAACTGTTGCAAACTTAGCTACGGCTGCAAAGCCAGTTGGTGCTGGTCAGACTTGGCAGGATGTGGTTGCTAGTAGAGCTATCAATGTAACGTACACCAACAGTACGGGCAGACCAATTATAGTGTCCACATATGCTTACTGCGGTACCAATCAATATATGGAATTACAGGTAGACGGAATTTCGGTTGCACTGGCGGGTTGGTCATCATTTGGCGCTGGCTATGTTCAAGGAACCGTTTCTGCAATTGTTCCTGCTGGAAGCTCGTACATTGTGGTTTCAACGGGCATAAGCGTCCTTCAAAAATGGACTGAACTTCGCTAAATCAACAATAGAATTAATATAAAAAAACATGGCCGCATTTTCAGAAATCGTTATAGAGCAAGGTGCAACATTCAACACTACAATTAATGTTGAAGATACTGCTGGAGCCGCAATTAATCTTTATGGTTATACTGCAAACTCCATGATGCGTAAATCATACTATTCATCAAGTGCAACAACAATTACATCTACAGTAACCGGCACAGCAAATGGTGAAGTAACCCTTCGTGTAACTGCGGCTAATACTGCGGCATTAACGCCAGGCCGATATGTTTATGATGTAATTATCACATCTCCAACATCTGTAGTAACAAGAGTTGTTGAAGGAATTGTGACGGTTCTACCTTCAGTTACGAGGTAATAAATGGCAGCAATAGGAAGAGTGGTAGTTCGCCCAAATCAAAGAACAACAATTGCAGATCCAAAATTTACTCCTAAGCCTAATGTCGGTTTAGTTGAATTGTTTGATACCGCCATTGACCAAGCGCAAGAAGGAGATGTTTTAACGTATGTCGCCAGCACTGGAAAGTTTGAAAATCAACCTATAAACATTGAAGTTGATAATATAAATGGTGGCAGATTTTAAATTACCAAAAATCATAAATAGAATAATAACAAGATTCCCAACCTAAGGAACCATAATGGCAAACACAGTAATTCAATTAAAATATTCCAGTACAACCAATAAACCGCCTACACTTAATGTAGCGGAACCAGCTTACTCTAATGTATCCGGCACCCTTTGGATTGACGATGGTACTAGCGTTGTTCCTATTGGCGGTAAAGCATACACGACAAAAATTGACAATGCAACTTCTGCGCCTACAGGAAATACTCTTGTTCTACGTGATACGACAGGTAATGCATCGTTCAATTTTATTAGCGCCAACATTGTTGGTACAATTTATGGTGTGGCCGCTTCTGCAACTAAATGGGAAACTCCTAGAAACATTGGTGTTTCTGGAGATGCAAACGGTGTAATTTCAGTTGATGGTACAGCAAACGCTAACATTCCATTAGTATTAGCAAGCACAGGAGTAGCGGCAGGAACTTATGGTGGTGCAACAAACGCATCCGTAGTTACTGTAGATGCAAAAGGTCGTGTAACTTATGCGGCTAACGTTGCAATTTCATCATCACTAAACTTTGCTGGTGATGCTGGTGCAGCCCCAGGAAGTTTATCTCTAATTACTGATACCTTAACAATCAAGGGCGGTCCATCTGGCGGTATCAATACAGTCGCTGTTGATGCAAATAATACAGTACTTGTTGCTCTTGATAATACAGTTCTTAGAAATTCCGGAAATCAATTTATCACTGGTGACTTGTCATTAACGGGAAGTTTGTTTGTTGCTGGTAATACAACTATCGTTGACACAACAACAGTATCAACAGCAGATTCTTTAATTAGATTAGCCGCAAATAACACAGTAAGCGATGTTCTAGATACCGGTTTCTACGGCAAAGCAAATACTGGCACACAAGTTACTCATCACGGTCTTGTTCGTAGAGCAGGTGGTGACTTCTTCTTGTTCAAAGGATTAACTGCCGATCCAACGGCAAACGTTCTTGCTACAGGCTCAGTAACGACTTCTAATACTGCTACGCTTCGTGCTAACTTAACTGGTGGTATGATTTCTGGTCTCGCTAATACCATTGGCGTTGTTGATGGTGGTACTGGAGTAGGCACATTTGCAGTTGGTAGTATTCTAGTCGGCGATGGAACAAGTGCATTAAAAGTTCTTGCTAACACAGGTACTGCTGGAACATATGGTTCAGCATCAAATACTTTAATTGTGACTACAGATGCTTATGGTCGTGTATCAACAGTTACAAATAGTGCAATTCAAATTGATGCATCAAATATTGTATCGGGTAAAGTAGCAATTAACAGAGGCGGTACAAACAACGACACATATACAACTGGTGCCGCAGTATTCTATGATGGTACTGCAATCAAAACATTAGCAAATACTGGTACAGCAAACACTTATGGTTCAGCCTCTTATGTTCCTGTGGTTACAACTGATGCATTGGGTCGTGTTTCTGGTGTAAGCAACACTGCAATCAATATTGATACAAGCGCAATTGTTTCTGGTGTATTTGGTGTTCAAAAAGGCGGTACTGGAGCATCTTCGTTCACCACTAAAGGGGTTATCATTTCCGATTTATCATCATCAACTGGTGCATTGTCTGCATTGACTTCGCCAACTGAAGGTCATGTATTACAAATTAATTCATCTGGAGCACCAACTTTTGCACACCTAAATGGTGGAACATTCTAAATTATAATGAAAGGATTTTATTATGGATGTGAAATTACAAAATGCTTATGTGGAGGTTTTGCTTGGCAATTTTATGGAAGTTGTCAAGCAGAATCTATTGTTTCAAGCGCAAATTGAAGTAGGAAAGAATAGTGTACAAGAATCGGAAGATTCGGTAAGAAGATTAAAGGAAGTTTCTGATTCAAATATTCAATATCAAAATCAACTTGTTGAAAAAGATAAACTTATAAATGAGTCAAATAGTCAATATCAAAATCAACTTGTTGAAAAAGATAAACTTATAAATCAACTAACGACCGAAAGGGACAACTTAAAAAGTTCCTCAGGATCAAACGATTCTTTGCGCCAAGAAAAAGATAGATTGCAGAGTGCAGTTAATGACTACATGAGGCAACTAAAAGAAACACAGCAAGAGGTGTTAAAAGTCAAAAGTGAATCACAAGATGTTTTGTTACAAAACAATAATCGGATTGAAGAACTCACTAAATATGTGACAAGATTGGAAGCAGTAGTTCCAGCAAACAAACTCAAAAGAGTTAAACTTGGTGAAGTTGTTCAACCTGATGTTCCAGAAATTACAGTTGAAGAAGCAGTTCTTCCAATTGATGACATTGTAAAATCTGGCGGAACATTCTAAGATTCGGTAAATGGCAAATACAATAATTCGGTTAAAAAATTCGGGCGCATCAGGTAATACACCAGGTACTTTGCAACCGGGCGAATTGGCTATCAACTATGCCGATGGTAAACTGTATTATGGTAATCAAACAAATAACGCAGTTTTATTTGATGCGATAACAGAACCAGCAGGTTTAAATCAAGAATTACAATTCAATGATTCTGGTGTATTTGGTTCATCAGCAAAACTAAAATTTGATTCGACTAATAGTGAATTATCAGTTAATGCGAAAATTAGCGTAACCGCATCTTCTGGTGAGGAAGGTGGTGAAATATTTCTAGCAAAACCACAATCCAATACAACACTGAATGGTGGCGTCACAATTGACGTTTATCGAAACAGAATTAGATTTTTTGAACAGGGTGGTTCTGCTAGAGGTGCTTATATTGATTTGACGCAAGCAAATACTGGTGCAGATAGTAATTTGTTAACTGGTGGTGCGGGCGGCACAATAGATCCTATTGCAAGAGATGTTGCTGGTTCAGCATTCGGCCAAGCAAATCTTGCATATGACAAAGCTAATGTTGGAAGCAATTTAGCTAGTTCAGCATTCGATCAAGCCAACGCGGCAACAAATTTAGCACAATCAGCATACAATTACGCTAATACAATTATTTCTGTTGGAGTTTCTTCCACATCAGATTACCCGTTTCCAACAGGATCATATGGTTTTGTCACAGAAAATTTTGTTGCTCTTGTTTCAGACAATACATTCATGGAAGGAGAAATAAGTGGAACATTTTATGATTGCAGAAATGATCCAACTATTCCTACGGGCTTTTATTTAAGAAAAGACCTTGGCTTTCTAGCATAACATAAATAGATTGATAATTTAAGGATATTAAATGCCAACGCAATTACAGCTAAGAAGAGGAAATACAGCCCAAACAGCAACATTTACTGGAGCAGTGGCTGAGATTACCGTAGATACCGATAAGAAAACAATTGTTGTTCACGATGGAACAACTCCTGGTGGTTTTCCTCTTGCTTTACAATCAACACAGTTCGATCAACTCGCATTCACAAAAGCAAATTTAGCATTTGATAGAGCAAACTCATCATTCGCACAAGCCAACTTAGCGTTTACAGCCGCAAATAATGCCGCCGGTGGTGTTGATGCTTGGGTAAGAAATCAAGCTAACTCGGCATATGATAGAGCAAATTCATCATTCGCACAGGCTAACTTAGCTTATGATGCCGCTAATACAAAATTCAATTCTACTGGTGGTACAATTTCTGGGAATGTAATTGTAACTGGTAATGTAACTCCAACAACAGATAATGTTTATAGTTTAGGTTCAGCATCAAAACGTTGGAAAGATTTGTTTGTTGGTCCGGGTTCAATCAACATTGATGGTATTGTTATTGGAAATAATGGTGGGCAGATTGTAATCTCTGGCGCATCTGATTTTGTTTTTCAATCAACAACTGGTGCACCATCTGTATCATCATCGGCTAGTGCTAACATTGCACTCAACGCATTCAATCAAGCCAATCTAGCATTCAATCAAGCAAATACTTCTTACGGTTCTTTTGCACAAGCTAATCTAGCATATACACAAGCAAACACAAGTTATGGTGTTGCGGTTTCATCTTTTGCACAAGCCAACTTAGCGTTTACAGCCGCAAATAATGCCGTAACTACAGGACAAGCAAACGTTGGTGCAGGATTAATTACAGTCACAAGTGCATATCAAGTAAACGTTGGCGCTGGCTTAATTGGCGTTACATCAGCATATCAAGCAAATGTGGGAGCCGCTAGAATTGCAGATGTTGCTTCTGGACAAGCAAACGTTGGCGCAAGTGTTATTACTTTGTCCAACAATATAACTAACGTATTCAATCAAGCAAACTTATCATATAATGCGGCTAATACAGCCGTAACTACAGGACAAGCAAACGTTGGCGCTGGTATTATTGCTGTAACATCAGCGTACCAAGCAAACGTAGGAGCCGCTAGAATTGCGGATGTTGCGGCAGGACAAGCAAATGTTGGCGCAAGTATTATTACAGCATCTAATAATATAACTAACGTATTTAATCAAGCAAACTTGGCGTACACAGCAGCCAATTCAGCAGTAACAACTGGACAAGCAAATGTAGGAGCCGCTAGAATTGCTGATGTTGCATCGGGACAAGCAAACGTTGGTGCTGGACTTATCACAGTCACTAGTGCTTACCAAGCAAACGTTGGTGCTGGATTAATTACTGAAATAGCCGCAAGGCAAGCAAACGTTGGTGCAAGTGTAATTACTTTATCCAATAATATAACTAATGTCTTTAATCAAGCTAATCTTGCTTTCAATGCAGCCAATTCAGCAGTAACAACTGGTCAGGCAAACGTAGGGGCTGGATTAATCACCGTTACTGCCGCATATCAAGCAAATGCTGGTGCTGGATTAATTACTGAAGTGGCGGCTAGACAAGCCAATATTGGCGCAAGTGTTATTACTTTGTCTAATAACATAACTAATGTATTTAATCAGGCTAATTTAGCATTTACGGCTGCAAATAATGCCGCCGGTGGTGTTGATGCTTGGGTAAGAAATCAAGCTAACTCTGCGTATGATAGGGCAAATTCATCATTCGCACAGGCTAACTTAGCATACACTACAGCAAATAATGCGCTACCAAAAACTGGTGGTACAATTACTGGTGACTTAGCAGTTACTGGTAATTTAATTATTAATGGAACTACAACAACACTTAATGTTACTTCATTGAGTGTTTCAGATACTCTTATTCAATTAGGTAAAGAAAATCAAACAGATTTGTTGGATATTGGTTTCATTGGTCGTTATGCAAATACACCAAATAATCACACAGGATTGATTCGCAAATTCTCTGATGGTAAATACTACTTGTTTGATAATTTACAAACAAATGTTGATCCAACTAATATTATTGACATTGCAAACACAAGAGTTGCAACACTAAGCGCAAACCTAGTTACAAATGTAATAACGTTGCGCGGTCTTGATCCATTAGATTACTCAAATACAATTTATAGTAATGCACAAGCAAATACTGGTGCCGCAGTTATTTCATTAACTTCTGCATATCAAGCAAATACTGGTGCAGCCGCTTTAGCTGGTCAAGCAAACGTAGGTGCAGGATTAATATCTGTAACATCAGCATATCAAGCAAACGTAGGTGCTGGATTAATTACTGTCACAAATAATTATCAAGCAAACGTTGGTCAGTTAAGATTAGACACAGGCAACGCTAATACTTCTTTAGCCGCTAATATTGGTGCTGGTAGAATTGCTGATTCAGCGGCCGCACAAGCAAACGTTGGGGCTGGTTTAATTACGATTACGACAGCATATCAAGCAAACGTTGGATCTGCTATTGGTCAGGGTCAAGCAAATGTTGGCGCAAGTGTCATTACTGTATCCAATAATATAACCAATGTTTTCAATCAGGCTAATCTTGCCTATACAGCCGCCAACTCAGCAGTAACAACCGGACAAGCAAACGTTGGTGCCGCAGTTATTTCATTAACATCCGCATATCAAGCAAACGTTGGATCTGCTATTGGTCAAGGTCAAGCAAACGTTGGTCAATTAAGAATTGATGTAAACACAGCTAATAATTCTTTAGCCGCTAATATTGGTGCTGGTAGAATTGCTGATGTTGCTTCTGGGCAAGCTAACGTTGGTGCAGGATTAATATCAACAGCTAATACTGTTACATTAGCATATCAAGCAAACGTTGGTGCAGGATTAATTACAGTCACAAGTGCATATCAAGTAAACGTGGGTGCAGGATTAATATCAACAGCTAATACTGTAACATTAGCATATCAAGCTAACGTAGGCGCTGGATTAATCACTGTTACTAACAATTACCAAGCAAACGTTGGACAATTAAGATTAGATACTGGTAATGCCAACACTTCTTTAGCCGCTAATATTGGTGCTGGTAGAATTACTGATTCAGCCGCCGCACAAGCTAACGTTGGTGCAGGATTAATATCAACAGCTAATACTGTTACATTAGCATATCAAGCAAACGTAGGTTCTGCAATTGCACAAGGACAAGCAAACGTTGGTGCAAGCGTTATTACTTTGTCCAACAATATAACTAACGTATTTAATCAGGCTAACTTAGCATATAATGCAGCCAACTCAGTGGTAACTACAAGTCAAGCGAACGTTGGTGCAAGTATTATTACAGTATCCAATAATATAACCAATGTATTTAATCAAGCTAATCTTGCTTATAATGCGGCCAACTCAGCAGTAACAACAGGGCAAGCAAACGTTGGTGCAGCCGTTATTTCAGTAACATCATCGTATCAAGCAAACGTTGGTGCTGGACTTATTAGTACCAAATCTGCATATGAAGCAAATGTTGGAGCGGCTAGAATTGCAGATGTTGCTTTTGGACAAGCAAACGTTGGTGCAAGTGTAATCACATTAACGACCAGCGCAAGTAATGCTTTTAATCATGCCAATTCAGCATTCAATAAAGCTAACAATGCTTTACCAACAACTGGCGGTTCTATTGCTGGCGACTTAACTGTTTCTGGCAACTTAACAATTTCTGGAACTACAACAACACTTAACGTAACGTCATTAAGTGTTACTGATACACTAATACAATTAGGAACACAAAATCAAAGCGATTTGTTGGATATTGGTTTCATTGGTCACTACGCTAATACACCAAATAATCATACCGGGTTGATTCGTAAATTTTCCGATGGTAAATATTACTTGTTTGACAATTTGTTAACAAATAATGAACCAACAAATATCATTGATATTGCAAACACAAGAGTTGCAACACTAAGCGCAAATCTAATCACAAACGTAATTACATTACGTGGTCTTGATCCATTAGATTACTCAAATACAATTTATAGTAATGCACAGGCAAATACTGGTGCAGCCGCATTAGCCGGTCAAGCAAACGTAGGTGCTGGATTAATATCTGTAACATCAGCATATCAAGCTAACGTTGGATCGGCAAGAATTGATGCAAACACAGCTAATACAACTTTAGCCGCTAGTATTGTATCAGGAAGACAAGCTGATAATGCTAATCTTGGTGCTACTATAATTACAGTTACTAGTGCTTACCAAGCAAACGTTGGCGCAGGTTTGATTACTGAAATTGCGGCTAGACAAGCTAACGTTGGTGCAAGTGTAATTACATTAAGCAATAACATAATAAATGTATTTAATCAAGCAAACTTAGCTTACAATGCAGCCAATAGTGCAAGCGGCGGTGTAGATGCTTGGGTAAGAAATCAAGCCAACTCAGCTTATAATCAAGCAAACAATGCATTTGCACAAGCCAACTTAGCTTATAATGCAGCCAACAGTGCTGTAACAACAGGACAAGCCAACGTAGGTGCTGGACTAATTACTGTAACATCAGCGTATCAAGCCAACGTAGGTGCTGGACTAATTACTGTAACATCAGCGTATCAAGCTAACGTGGGAGTTGAAGTTGCAGCCAGATCAGCTAACGTAGGTGCCGCGGTTATATCATTAACATCAGCCTATCAAGCTAACGTGGGAGTTGAAGTTGCAGCCAGATCAGCCAACGTTGGTGCTGGATTAATATCTGTAACATCAGCCTATCAAGCAAACGTAGGTGCAGGATTAATTTCTAGTGCTGTCAATATTAATGCAACAGATGATACAGCATCTAATGCATCTTTCTATCCAGTATTTGTTGGCGCGGTAGGCAGTATACAAACAGCAAAGGGTAGCAGTACCAAATTGTATTTTAATCCTTCAACAGGAACATTGAATTCAACCATATTCAATTCGTTGTCGGATATAAATAGCAAACAAAATATTGAGACTATTCAAAATTCACTAGAAAAAGTTTTACAACTTAGAGGTGTAAGTTTTGAATGGATAGACAATAACAATAAAGCAATTGGTCTAATAGCACAAGAAGTTGAACCAATCGTACCCGAAGTTGTTAATACAAATGAAGATGGAATAAAATCTGTTTCATATGACAGCATAGTTGGTTTACTGATTGAAGCTATAAAAGAACAACAAAAACAAATTGATGAATTGAAAAAACAAATTAAGGGAGAAAACAAATGACTGTTTATGCAAATTTAGTTAATGGTGAAGTTAAGGGTGTTTATGATTTAATACCTAAATTTTGGAATGGAATTAATAATTTTGATATTGTTGCCAAAAACAATGAAGAAACTATGAAAGAAAATGGATTCGTTAAAATCGTAAGACACAATCCAGAGTACAATAGTGAAACACATAACCTTTCAGAATTTCCAACATATACCGTTGTTGATGGTGAAGTTATTGAGCACCGTGAAGTTTCATTAAAGCCTGTTGTGACAGACGAAATGCGTATTAATCAAGCACAACAACGAAAAGAATTTATGCTAAAAAATGTTGGTGAAAGAATCACAAGAGCGGAGAAATTGGTTGAAAAAGGTATTTCTCAACATGAAGATATAAATAAGTTGAATTCTTTTAAAACAGCGATTACTAATTTATCAATTTCTACAATAGAAGATTTAAATAATCTTACATGGCCTGTCTTCACCGATTATTAAAACATGGCAAACACTAATTTTAGAGTAACGTCTACTGACCTTGATGCTTTATTTGAGCCTATAGGTGCAACTACAAAAAGAGACGATGTTAATTTTAAAATTAGTGGTACGGACTTATCCAATTTTTATGCTGATGCCACACTTGGAACTCCTTTTGGTACCACAAATCTTAAAGTTTCCGGTGCTGATGTAGGAACACTCTTTGCAGCCTTAGGTTCCGTATCTTTTGGACCAGATAATTTTTTATATACTTGGGGCAGTAACTACTTTGGTAATATAGGTGATGGAATTCCATATGAAACTGATTACAATAGACCATCTCCTGTACAGATAGGAGCAAGTTCTTGGACAGCAGTTTCTGCTGGCGGTTATCATACAGCGGCTATTAGATCGGATGGTTTATTATTTGCTTGGGGTAGTAATAATTCTGGCCAATTAGGTGATGGTACTGAAATCCGTAAATCATCACCCGTACAAATAGGAGCAAGTTCTTGGACAGCAGTTTCTGCTGGCGGAGGTCATACGACGGCTATTAGATCGGATGGAAAATTATTTACTTGGGGTGATAATGGTTCTGGTCAATTGGGTAATTCAGTTTATGAAGCTCCTTTTTCTTGGTCAGTAATTAGTTCTGGGGATTATCATACAGCGGCTATTAGATCGGATGGAAAATTATTTACTTGGGGCTTAGGGACTGATGGGCGACTTGGTAATGGACAGAGTGGTGAGCGATCATTACCAGTACAAATTGGATCAAGTTCTTGGACAGCAGTTAGTGCTGGTGGTTCTCATACGCAAGCTATTACATCGGACGGTGAACTATATGTTTGGGGTAGTAACAGTGCCGGACAATTGGGCACCACTCCATCACTTAAATGGGCATCCGTTATAACAGGTACATATCACACAGTTGCTACTAGAACAGATGGTGGATTGATGACCTGGGGCCGAAATGTTTATGGAATGTTGGGCGATCAAACGACCGTCACGAAAGGGTCGCCAGTATCAATTGGTTCAAGTTCTTGGTCAGCAGTTAGTTCTGGTCAATTTCACACAGTCGCTATTAAATCAGATGGAAAATTATTTACTTGGGGCGGAAACCTTTATGCTCAACTTGGTGATGGAACTTATACTAATAGATCATCGCCAGTACAAATTGGATCAAGTTCTTGGACAGCAGTTAGTGGTGGTAAAAAATTCAATGCGGCTATTAGATCAGATGGAGCATTATTTACTTGGGGCGCAAATCCAAGTGGACAATTGGGTGATGGAACTGTTACTTATAGAACGTCACCAGTACAGATAGGATCAAGTTCTTGGTCAGCAGTTTCTGCAGGATACTCTCACGCAGTTGCTATTAGATCAGATGGAGCATTATTTACTTGGGGAAGAAATAACTGGGGACCATTAGGTGATGGAACCACTACCAATAGATATTCACCTGTACAAATAGGATCCAGTTCTTGGACAGCAGTTGCTGGCGGAGGCGAACACACATTGGCGATTAGACAAGATGGTGGATTATTTGCTTGGGGTCGAAATTTTGAAGGACAATGCACTGGAGCTACTCCAGTAACATCATCACCAGTACAAATAGGATCAAGTTCTTGGACAGCAGTTTCTGCAGGACAACATCATACCGCCGCTATTAGATCCGGTGGATCATTATTTGCTTGGGGCTATAACAATTTCGGACAATTAGGTGATGGAACTACTACTACTAGATCATCACCAGTACAAATAGGATCAAGTTCTTGGACAGCAGTTTCCGCTTCATACGGAAATACAGGAGCTTTTAACCAAAATGGAGAATTTTATATTTGGGGTCGAAATGACTATTATCAATTGGGCAATCAAACTACAAATAGTAGATCATCGCCAGTCGTAATTTCTAGCCCAGGTCCAAGTAATATTGCAGCAACGAGTTCACCAGTATTAATAGGAACAGGAGCTATCTCTGTTCCGGATGTTTTCTATTCTAAAGTTTCAACAGGATATGAAGGCACGATGGCTATTAGACAGAATGGCACATTATTCGTTTGGGGCGGCAATTTCGATGGACAATGGGGCGATGGAACTGCTGGAAACTCCAACCTTAAAAGATCATCACCGGTACAATTAGGAACACATTCCTGGACAGCAGTTATGCATGCCGAGACCTCGTTTGGTATTAGATCAGATGGTTTATTGTTTGGCTGGGGTAGAAATCAATATGGGCAAGTTGGTGATGGAAGTACTACTAATAGATCATCTCCCGTACAAATAGGATCAAGTTCTTGGACAACAGTCAGTTCTGGTAAGTATAATACAGCGGCTATTAGATCGGATGGAACTTTATGGACATGGGGTTGGAACGGCAGTGGTAGTTTAGGACAAGGTACTGGAAATTATGGGTATTATAGTATTACATCACCGATACAAGTAGGTTCAGGTTCTTGGACAGCAGTCAATGTTGGATATGCAAGCGTAATGGCTATTAGACAAGATGGAAAATTATTTACTTGGGGTAATAATAATTATGGTCAATTAGGCAATGGAACTTATGGAGCTCCTTACGTTAATCCATCACCAATACAAATTGGTTCAAGTTCTTGGACAGCAATTGGTATTCGCAGAAAACATGCAGTTGCTATTAGACAAGATGGAAAATTGTTCGCTTGGGGTATGAATATGAATGGTCAAGTGGGTGATGGAACTTATTACAATAGATCATCTCCCGTACAAATAGGATCAAGTTCTTGGACAGCAGTTTCTGCTGGCGGTTATCATACAGCGGCTATTAGATCGGATGGAAAATTATTTACTTGGGGTACCGCCGCCCAGGGTCAACTTGGTGATGGAACTACAACTGATAAATCATCACCCGTACAAATTGGATCAAGTTCTTGGACAACAGTTAGTGCTGGTCAATTTTGTACAGCAGGAATTACCGTGAATAATGAGTTGTATGTTTGGGGTTCAAATGATGCTGGGCAAGTGGGCGATAGTTCAATACTCAACAGAACAACTCCAAAAAATGTAGTACATGGATTATATTGGCAAAAAACATCAGCTGGCCTTAATCATGGCACTGCTATTAGATCGGATGGAACCCTATGGGTTTGGGGAGCAAATGGTCTAGGTCAATTGGGTGATGGAACTACTACTACTAGATTTTCACCGATAAGAATAACTGGTCCATCGTTTGCCAGTAGTGTAAAATACTGGAAAGACGTTTCTGCGGGCTGGCAATTTACAGTAGCCATTGCAGCGGCGCCGGCGGGCTTAAGAGCAGATCAGATGTTTGCTTGGGGAACAAATCCCAACGGACAATTAGGTAATGGAACTTTCACTAGTAGTTCATCACCAGTACCAATAGGATACAGTTCTTGGACAGCAGTTAGTGCTGGTGGTTATCATGCAGCGGCTATTAGATCCGATGGTTTATTATTTAATTGGGGTAAAGATAATTTTGCTCAATTGGGTAGTATTTATTATGGCGTTGACAGATATTCACCAGTACAAGTAGGATCAAGTTCTTGGTCAGCAGTTAGTGCTGGTCGTAATCATACAGCGGCTATTAAATCGAATGGTTTATTATTTGCTTGGGGCTATAACAATTACGGTCGATTAGGTGATGGAACTACTACTACTAGATCATCACCCGTACAAATTGGATCAAGTTCTTGGTCAGCAGTTAGTGCTGGTCGTGAGCATACAGCGGCTATTAAATCGAATGGTTTATTATTTGCTTGGGGTCAAAACAATGATGGCCAAGTTGGTGATAAAACTACTACTAATAGGTCATCACCAGTAATAATAGGTGGAGGACCGTCACCTGCTGATCCGCGATCATCACCAGTACAAGTTGGATCAAGTTCTTGGTCAGCAGTTAGTGCTGGTATTTATCATACATTGGCGATTAGACAAGATGGTGGATTATTTGCTTGGGGTCGTGGATATTATTATAGATTGGGGCTTGGTAATCAATATGATTATTCTTCACCAGTACAGATAGGATCAAGTTCTTGGACAGCAGTTAGTGCTGGTGGTTATCATACCGCGGCTATTAGATCCGATGGAGCGTTATTTGCTTGGGGCTCAAATTCTTATGGTCAAATAGGCGATGGATATGCTGGGAGCCCCTACAATAGACCATCGCCAGTACAAGTTGGATCAAGTTCTTGGTCAGCAGTTAGTGCTGGTCGTATGCATACAGCGGCTATTAAATCGAATGGTTTATTGTTTAGTTGGGGACTTAATATTTATGGAGTACTTGGCAATGGAGGTAGTAGCTTCTACGGTTATCCATCACCAATACAAATAGGATCAAGTTCTTGGACAGCAGTTTCCGCATCTGCTAGCGGAAATTTTGTGGGCGCTATTAGACAAGATGGAAAATTATTTACTTGGGGATATAACTCTGACGGACGATTAGGTGATGGAACTTATTACAATAAATCATCACCAGTACAGATAGGTTCAGGCTCTTGGATGGCAATTGACATGGGCGGTGCTCATTCAGTAGGAATAAAATAAGCGTTATATATACTTGATAGTTTAAAAATATTATGGAGATTTTTTAATATGCATTTAATTGACCAACAATTAAATTTAATGATAAGAGGCAGATTTGATGAAGCATGGAAAATATGTGAACAACTCTATGAAGAAATGCCTAATGAACCTAGAGCATTATTCAATAGAGGCTGGTTTCTTATCAATCAAGGTAAATTTCAAGAGGGCTTTCAATGTCTTGAATATGGCCGACCTTTAAAAGTTTATGGAAATGAAAAACTACCTACAACAAAACTTATTTGGGATCAAAGCGATTTAACCGGAAAAACGGTCATCATTAATCTTGAGGGAGGTTATGGTGATAATATGATTTACGCTAGATTTGCCACCGAAATCTGGAACAGAGGAGGCAAATGTATTCTATGCTGTGATGAAACGGTGCACTCTTTATTTTCACGTATACCTGGTGTGCATTCATGTATAAAAAAGAATCAGGTAAAATCAACATATCACGACTTTTGGATTCCAGGTTTTAGTTGTAGTTGGTTATTTGGTCATACCGTAGACACAATGCCAAATCAACCATATATATTTGCAAAACACGAAAGTGTTGATTTGTGGAAAAATATGTTGAATACTAAAAAACTTAAGGTAGGCATTCGTTGGAGTGGTAATCCAAAGTTTGAACATCAACAGTTTAGAGTATTCTCTCCTAAAAACTTAATCAATCTACATAAAGATTTTAAAGACATACAATTTTATTCTTTACAAAAGGATAACGATTTAATTGAATTGCCTGATGAAATAAGTGACTTACAACATTTATTAATATCATGGGAAGATACTGCGGCATGTATTGAAAATCTTGATTTGGTCATAACGTCATGCACTAGTATAGCACATCTTGCATCAGCAATGGGCAAACCAACGTGGGTGATATTGCCTATTTTACCATACCATATTTGGGCACATGGGGATAAACATAGTCCTTGGTATGAAGAAACAACAACTGTTTTTAGGCAACAAACTTTTGGAAAATGGGATGAGCCGTTTTTGGAAATACGAAATGAGTTGGAAAAATTTTGTTCAACTTATAATGAAACTTAATTATTGTTATTTTATTGGAAAGAAAAATTATGGAAAATCAAAAAACTTTGCACTTTATTGTTGGCTTGCCTAGATCAGGATCAACTTTACTCACTAATATCTTCAAACAAAATCCAAAAATTCATGGTGAAGCGGTAAGTTCTTTATCGGCACTTGTTGGTAATATTAATTATGGTTGGAATAATTTTGAAGCTAACAAAGAATATACAAACACTTCAGCTAAGATTGGTGTAATCAAAGGAGTACTTGCTGGTTATCATTCACATATTGATAAACCAATCATAATTGATAAAGACAGGACTTGGATTTCACATATTCCAGTGTTAGAAGAAATTCTACAAAGAAAAATGAAGATGATTGTGTGTGTTAGAAATCCAGCAGAAATATTATCTTCTTTTGAAAAAATGAGAAGAAGTAATCCATTATTTGTTACTGGTGTTGATTCAAACTTAGGACCAGGATCAAACATAGCATCAAGAGCAATGTATTATGCTGGTCCAGGAGGTGTTCTTGGACTAAATCATAGGAATGTAAAAGATGCTGTCACTATGGGATATCTAGATAGACTTTTATTTGTAGACTATAATAGATTGTGTAACACACCAAAAGCACAGATGAAAAGAATCTATGAATTTTTGGAACTAGATAATTATGAACATGATTTCAATAACATCACTCAAGAAGAAAAATATAATGATCTTGCAGTTGGTTTACCAAATCTTCATAAAATTAAAAACTCTCTAGATAAAACAACAGTAAATTGTGTTGAGTATCTTGGACTAGAACTATACGAACAATATAACAGAGAAATTTTTTGGAATGCTTGGATTTAAAGGAAATATTATGACACCCGAATTAACAAAATTAAATATGGGATGTGGTTTTAAAAAACTAAACGACCATTGGAATGTAGACGTTGAAAAAAAATGTAATCCAGATGAAGTATTAGATTTTGAAGTAACACCTTGGCCATATGAAGACGATTTTTTTGAAAAGATTACCGCAGATAATATCTTAGAACACTTAGGACAAGATCCAAAAGTCTTTACAAAAATTATTAAAGAGATGTACCGTGTCAGTAAAGATGGTGCCGAATGGTATATCAACGTACCGCATCATCGCTGTGACAATCAATGGAACGACTATACACATGTTAGAGTATTAACACCTAAAACATTTGCGTTATTTGACCAAAAGGTTAATCACGAATCGATTGAAAGAGGATTAAGTGATAGTACATTTGGTGTAATGAATAATGTTGATCTTGAAGTTTATGATGTATCGCATAACATTATTGGTTATTGGTTAAAGCAACAACAAGAAGGTCTTCTTGGTCCAAAACAACTAGATATAAACTTAAACACTATGGCCAATGTTGCGGAAAGCGTTAATATTTTTATCAAAGTGCATAAGCCAGGAAGATTTTCCACATTGTACAAATAATTTTTGGAGTTTAATATGAATATGAGAATACTTATTATGGGATTGCCTGGATCAGGTAAAACTTATTTTGCTGAGAGATTGAAAAAGTACTTGGAACAAAATAGCAGTTTAAGCAGTATGCCAAAATGGCGTATGGATCAAATGGAAAGAATGCCAGCTACTTACAAATCAAAAGTAGATTGGTTTAATGCTGATGATGTTCGCCGAAAATTTAACGATTGGGATTTTTCTAAAGAAGGTCGCATTCGTCAAAGTTTGCGAATGTTAGATTTTGCAATCAAATGCACTGGCGATTTTGTTATTTGTGATTTTGTTGCGCCTTTACCAGAGATGCGTAATAACTTCAAAGCAGATTGGACCATTTGGATGGATACAATTGATGCAGGAAGATATGAAGATACTAACAAAGCATTTACACCACCAGATGTTTATGATTTCCGTATCACAGAAATGAATGCTGAGAAGTGGGTAGAATTTGTTGGTGAACATATTCTTTATGATCGCCGTAGACCAACATTTGATTGGAAAAAAGAAACTGTTGAGATGTTGGGTCGTTGGCAACCATGGCATCCAGGTCATCGTGCTTTGTTTGATAGATCAATTGCTAAGACTGGGCAAGTTTGCATTATGATTAGGGATTGTCAAGGATGGAATGGTTCAAATCCTTTTGAGGCTAATCAAGTTAAAGAATTTATCAAACGAGATTTGGATCCAGTCTATCAAGGTCAGTATGAAATATTACTGGTGCCAAACATCACAAACATCACATATGGTAGAGATGTGGGTTACAAAATTGAACAAGAAGTTTTTGATGATGCGACACATGCAATTTCTGCAACAAACATTCGCAAAGAACTCGGACTAAAATGAAAAAGTATCACATCAGATTTAACACCAAACACAATGGCTCCGATCTGGTGTGGCGCATTTTTGAGAATGGAGTAGAACATTTAGCTACCGATGTTAGACTTATAGGCGAGACTTTTACTGAATGTACTGAGGAATATGGCCAAACTAAATGGAATATTGCCTGTTATGGTCGTTTAATTTGGGTTGACAAAGTTGCTATAATTGTAACTGAAAAAGATTAGGAAATGGGTAATATTGCTATATTGTAATAGTATAAATAGATAATAAAACTATTGGGAACTATAAATGGCTAAACCCACAACTAGAGCGACATTCAAAGACTACTGCCTACGCAGATTAGGTCATCCAGTAATCCAAATCAATGTGGATGATGACCAAGTTGAAGACAGAATTGATGATGCATTACAATTCTTTGAAGACTATCATTTTGATGGTTGCGAACAAATGTATATGAAGCATCAAATCACTCAAGCTGATATTGACCGCAGATGGATTTATTGCCCAGATCCAGTAATTTTTGTTACGGGAATCATACCATTTGACCAGTCTTCTTCATCGGTCAATATGTTTGACTTGCGCTATCAGTTGCGTTTGCATGATTTGTATGACTTCACATCCGTGTCGTATGTGTCATATGAAATTACCATGCAACACATTCGCACATTGAATCTATTGTTCTCTGGTACACCACTATTCAGATTTAACCGTAAACAAAATAAGATTTTCTTAGACATTGATTGGTCTAGAGACTTACAGGTTGGTCAGTATGTTGTTGTGGAGTGCTATCGTGCGATGCGCCCAGATACAGTTACTTTGACGGGTACAATAACTGGCACAACAAGCAACAATACTTTGACTGGAACAGGAACAATATTTGACCAAGAAGTTATTGAAAACGACATTATTACACTATCTAGTGGTCAAGAAGTTCAGATTCGTACAATCAATTCTCCGACAAGTATTACTATTGCAAGTAGTTTAACAACAAACATTACAGCTAATACAGCGACAAAAGCTGGTGTTACGGATGTTTGGAATGATAAATTTTTGAAGAATTACGCTACAGCTAAAATTAAATATCAATGGGGTACCAATCTTTCTAAGTTTGCTGGCATTCAAATGCCTGGTGGTGTAACACTAGATGGTCCAAGAATCATGCAAGAAGCACAAGTGGAGTTGGACAAACTAGAAGAAGAAATGTATACCATCAGCAGTATGCCTAGCGAAATCTTTATGGGCTAAACATGCCAACGAATTTCTACTTTAATAATTTTCCACAACATCAAATAACTAGTGAGCAATTACTAGTAGAAGATTTGGTGATTGAAGCTATGCAAATTCATGGCATGGATGTTTATTATCTTCCACAAACGACAAGAGACCAAGTAGATATGCTCTATGGTGAAGATACATTAAAAGAATTTCGTAGTGCTTACGGAATTGAAATGTATTTGGAAAATGTTAGTGGTATGGATGGCGAAGGCGACTTCATATCCAAATTTGGTTTAGAGATTAGAGATGAAGTAACACTACTAATGTCACGTAGAAGATTTGCATCTTTAGGTACATCTTTAATTAGACCTAGAGAAGGCGACTTAGTTTATATTCCTCTATTACAAAATTTCTTTGAGATATCGTTTGTAGAACACGAAAACAATCAAGCAATGTTCTACACATTAGGTCGTGGTCGCGGCGGCAATGTTTATGTGTATGCTTTGAAGTTGAAACAGTTTGTCTTTAGTGAAGAAATTATCTCCACTGGCGTTGATGAAATTGATAACCAGATATTTGATAGCTACAAACGTTCATCATTGCCTCTCGCAAATACAACAGTGTTTCCTGCAGGAACTGGCTCTTTTGTTCCTGGAGAAATCATATATCAAGGTTCTTCATTAGCGACAGCAAATGCACAAGCTATTGTTTATTCTTATACTGCACATTCATCAGTTGATATTATTCGGGTACAAGGCTCTTTTGTTACTGGTAATGTTCGCGGTAATACAAGTAATACATTGAGAAGGTCCATATCATACAATGATGATTCACAAGTTGGTAATAGTATATTTGAAGATATCGCAGACAATGTTAGAATAGAAACTGAAGCTGATGGAATATTAGACTTCACGGAAAATAATCCTTTTGGTGAAGCCTGATGTTAAATAATTCACATTTTTATAATAGAACAATTCGTAAAGTAGTAGTTTCTTTTGGCACACTATTCAATGATTTGTTATTGGTAAGATACAATAAAGCTGGAACAATTGAGCATGAGAGAATGCGTGTTCCTCTTTCTTATGGCGCAAAAGAAAAATACATCACACGACTAGCATCTGATCCAACATTAACAAAATCTATTGCAACATCTGTGCCAAGAATTTCTTTTGATTTGGTTGGATTAGAATACGATTCATCCAGAAAATTTAATACAATAAACAGAAACTTCTCAACAAATGCTACGACTGGTACAGTATCTGGGCAGTATGCGCCAATACCATACAACTTTGAATTTGAGTTGGCTATCTATGTTAGAAACACGGAAGATGGTACACAAATTCTTGAGCAGATATTACCATACTTCACGCCAGACTTTACAGTGACTGTAGATTTAATACCAGCATTAGGTAGAAAATATGATATGCCAGTTATTCTTAATTCTGTGACGCCACAAACAGAATATGAAGGTGATATGTCTACGACTAGACTTATCATTTGGAACTTATCTTTTACTGTAAAAGGATACATCTTCCCACCAGTAAGCACAGTTGGTTTGATTGAACAAGCAAATACAAATATCTATACAGATTCAAGAAGCACGCTATCACAAAAAGTATATGTTGATTATGCTAATGGTTCTGGTGTTTTAGTTACGGGAGAAGTTGTTAGAAGTTCGTCCAAAAACAAAACAGGAACTGTCGTATACTTTGCAAATAATAGCGGAGGCACATTAGTTGTGTCAGACTTAAATGATTTGCTTGAAGAAGATGATGTGATTGTTGGTGATTATTCTAATGCTACATATACAATAAATACCGTAGATTTGAATCCATTAAAAACAGTTGCAATTATAACTGTGCCCGATCCAGTATCAGCAAACTCGGATGAAGATTTTGGATTCTCAGAAACGATTACAGAATTTCCAAGTACATTGACTTAAAATAGGAAGTCTAAATGACAAAAAAGTTTTCTCAATTAACCGCAATCTCTAATGTTGGAGATACACCAGGAAATGTCATATTTGGCATTTCAAATACTGCAAGCGGAACATCAAATACTATAACACTATCTTCACTATCAGCATATCTCGATTCAACATTTGCTACCGATATTGCATCACAAGCAAACGTGGGTGCTGGACTTATATCAACTAAAGCCGCTTATGAAGCGAATGTCGGCGTTGAAGTAGCCGCAAGGTCAGCAAACGTAGGTGCCGCGGTTATATCATTAACATCAGCATATCAAGCAAACGTTGGCGTAGAAGTGGCTGCTAGACAAGCTAATATCGGTGCAAGCGTTATTACTTTGTCCAACAATATAACTAACGTATTCAATCAAGCAAACTTATCATATAATGCGGCTAATACAGCCGTAACTACAGGACAAGCAAACGTTGGCGCTGGATTAATATCTACAAAATCAGCTTACGAAGCTAATGTTGGAGTTGCTATTGCATCTGGACAAGCAAATGTTGGTGCTGGACTATTATCAACCAAATCAACATATGAAGCAAATGTTGGAGTTGCTATTGCATCTGGACAAGCGAATGTTGGTGCTGGATTAATATCTACAAAATCAGCTTACGAAGCTAATGTTGGAGTTGCTATTGCATCTGGACAAGCAAATGTTGGTGCTGGACTAATTACTGTAACATCAGCATATCAAGCAAACGTTGGAGTTGAAGTAGCCGCAAGGTCAGCAAACGTAGGTGCCGCTGTCATATCAATAACAACAGCATATCAAGCAAACGTTGGAGTTGCTATTGCCGCTGGTCAAGCAAATGTAGGATCAAGTTTAATTCCGTTAACAAATAATATTAACAATGCATTCAATCAAGCTAATGGTGCATACACAGCCGCTAATACTGCATTGAATATATCACAAAATATTCAAATACAAAACTACACGTTGCAGTTGACGGATCGTGGAAAACATATCTATAGTACCAATACACAAGTTCAAACAATTACAATTCCAAACACTGGCGTTGTCGCATGGCCTACTGGCACAGTAATTGATATTGTTCTTGATGGTACTGGAAAAATTAATGTTGCAACCTCAAATGATGTTACTCTTTATGTTGCTAACAATTCTACAGTAAGAGGATATGCAAATGTGTATCCTCGTGGTTGGGCTACACTATTGTATGTCAGTGGAAATACTTGGTATATCAAAGGTCAGGGTGTAGATTGAAAACTAATGAAAATCTATCCAACATCTTTGGAGTTCAACCACTAGCAGAAGACGAATCTTCTATAGTTGAAATTGTTCCAACAGATGTGGATTCGGATTTTGAATTCGCAAGAAACAATATTCGTGAGTTAGCCGAAAAGGGTAGAGTTGCGGTAGATAATATTCTTATGGTAGCAAAAGCAACGGATCATCCAAGAGCATATGAAGTTGCAGCCACATTAATTAAAAATATGTCTGACATTAATAAAGATTTACTTGAGTTGCAAAGGAGAAAAAGAGATTTGTCACCAATCAAAGAACAGACTGTAGTGAATGTAGACAAAGCGGTATTCGTAGGCTCAACAAGAGATTTAATTAAACAAATTAAACAAGTAGGATAAAATGGAACAATTAATTCAACAACTAAAAGTAATCTTGGGTACCAATTTTGCTCTGTATCTAAAATCACATGGCTTCCATTGGAATATTGAGGGTGCTAATTTTCCACAATACCATGATTTCCTCAATGGATTCTACACTGAAGTTTTTAATCAAAACGACCCTATTGCGGAACATATCCGGCAATTAGATAGTTATGCTCCAGGATCATTAGAAAGAATGTTGGAATTAGCCGACTTGGAAGAATCACAAAATATTCCAATGGCACTTGCTATGATGACTGAATTGAAACGTGATAACGATAGATACATAATTCATCTCCGTGCTGGTATTGTTGCAGCCGAACAAGCCGATGAGCCAGCGATTGGTAACTTTTTGCAAGAACTTTTGGGCGCTCACCAAAAGAAAGCATGGATGTTAAGAAGTATTATTAAATAATGTCAATCGGTGGTTATTTAGGTAATCCAAAGTTAAAGCGGTCTGGCGTACAAGTAGAGTACACCAATGACCAGCTGATTGAGATTACTCGGTGCATTAAAGATCCAGTCTACTTCATTAAAAATTATGTAAAGATTGTTAACGTAGACTTGGGTTTAATTCCTTTTGATATGTGGAACTTTCAAGAGGAGATGGTTCGTGGTTTCCACAGCAATCGTTTCTCTATTGCTAAGATGCCACGACAAGTTGGTAAAACAACCACCACAGCAGGTTACATGCTTTGGGCTGTTTTGTTTACAGATGACTACAAGATTGCGATTTTAGCGAACAAAGGCGACTTAGCCCGTGACATTCTTGGTCGTATCAAATACTCATATGAATATCTTCCATTGTGGATGCAACAAGGCATTATGGAATGGAACAAGGGCAACATCGTTCTTGAGAATGGTTCTGAGATTTCCGCTTACGCAACAAACGCATCTGGTGTTCGTGGAGGAACATACAATCTAGTATTCTTGGATGAGTTTGCTTTCGTTCCACAAAACATTGCAGCCGAATTCTTTACTTCCACTTATCCGGTAATCTCGTCTGGTAAAACCACAAAAGTTATTATCGTTTCAACGCCACATGGATTGAATCAGTTTTACAAGATGTGGACAGATGCAGTTGAACAGCGTTCATTGTATGTACCCTTTGAAGTTCATTGGTCTATGGTACCAGGAAGAGATGCAACCTGGCGTGAAGAAACGATTAGAAACACCAGTGAAGAACAGTTCAGGCAAGAGTTTGAAACCGAGTTTATTGGTTCATCAGCGACATTGATTCCTGGCGCTAAACTCAAGATGCTTACGTTTAACAATCCAGTAGAAAAAGAAGAATACTTAGACATTTACGAATCACCAAAACCAGGCCATACTTACATGGCAATTGTAGATTGTGCGGAAGGCGTTGGACTAGACTATTCAGTATGCTCAATTATTGACGTTACCGAGATACCATATAAGCATGTAGCCAAGTTTAGAGACAATAAACTATCAGCTTTCATCTTCCCAACATATGTTTATAATCTTGCTAACAGATACAATCGTGCTTGGATATTGGTAGAAACTAATAGCGTTGGGCAACAAGTGGTTGACATTTTACATTATGATTTGGAGTATGAAAACATCTTCCGCATTGAAAGCCATGACATTAAAGGTCAGCACATTGCCAGCGGATTCAAGAAGGGTGCAGCCTACGGTGTCAAAACATCCAAGACTGTCAAAAAGATTGGCTGTTCCAATCTGAAAACTCTGATAGAAACTGACAAACTCACTACTACAGACTTTGACACCATCGCGGAGCTAAATACTTTCGTAAGAGATAAAGATTCTTATAAAGCCGAAGAGGGCAACAATGATGATATTGTGATGACTTTGGTACTTTTTTCATGGTTGTCAGCACAAAGTTTCTTCAAAGAGATAACAAATTCCGATGTTAGGCAAAGACTTTTGGAAGAACGACACCTTCAAATGGAAGAAGAAATGTTACCAATAGGAATTTTGGATGACGGCTTAGAAGAAGAAAAACATTTTGACGGAGAAGACCTTTGGACGGCAGCAAAGCGCAAGGGTTATATATCGTCAACTTTATAAAAACATAAATAGATAATACGATTTAGTTCTATAATAAAAAAAAGGAGAACACAAAATGGCTTTCCAATTATCACCAGGAGTTAATATCTCCGAAGTAGATTTGACAACAGTTGTTCCTTCTGTTGCAACTACGATTGGTGGTTTAGCAGGCGCTTTTACATGGGGTCCAGCTAATGAAATTACTATCATTAGCAACGAAACGCAACTTGTAGATAGATTCGGCAAACCAGATGCTAATACATTCCAAACATTCTTTACCGCAGCCAACTTCTTATCATATGGAAGCGACTTGAGAATTGTACGTTCTATTGGAGCAACAGCTAAAAATGCAACTGCAAACTCAAATACTACAACGATACTGATTGAAAACGAAACAGACTATCAACAAAACCATTCTTCAAACGGTACATCAGCATTTCATGCTAAATGGGCGGGTGCAGTCGGTAATTCAATCAGAGTTGAAATGGCAGACAGTTCTTCATATTCAGGTTGGACTTCATACAAAGCAGAATTTGATTCTGCGCCAGCGACTTCTACATATGCATCTCAACGTGGCGCATCAAATGATGAATTGCACATCATTGTTATTGACGTAACTGGTGCAATTTCTGGTACTGCTAATACAGTCATTGAAAAATTTGGTTACGTTTCTAAGGCAAGTGATGCTAAGAATTCCGACGGAACAAGCAATTACTATAAAGATGTTTTAAACTCTAGATCCAAATATGTTTGGTGGGCAGGTCATCTAGCCGCAAACTGGGGCACAGCTGGTGCAGTTTCATATACCACATTTGCAACAGCATATGCTTCAACCTTTACAGGTGGTATTGATGCAACTCCTGTAGCCGCAAATACAAATACAGCTTATGCTAAGTTTGCAAATCCTGATGCAGTAGATGTTTCTCTATTGATGGCCGGGGCTACAACTGGAACAACAATTCCAAACTATCTAATCGCACTGGCTGAAACACGCAAAGATTGTATGGTATTTGTTTCGCCTGAACAAGACGATGTTGTAAACAATTCTGGTTCAGAATCTACAACAGTAATTACCACAGCAGGAACATATACCAAGTCTTCATATGCAGTTATGGATTCTGGCTACAAGTATCAGTACGACAAGTACAATGACGTATATCGTTGGGTACCATTGAATGGCGATATCGCTGGTCTATGTGTTCGTACAGACAATGAACGTGATCCATGGTTCTCACCAGCTGGTCTAAATCGTGGCGTTATCAAGAACGTTGTTAGACTTGCTTGGAACCCAACCAAAGCTGAACGTGATGAATTGTACAAAGCTGGTGTAAACTCAGTTGTTACATTCCCAGGTGAAGGCACAATACTATACGGAGACAAAACTCTATTGAATCGCCCAAGTGCATTTGATAGAATCAATGTTCGCCGCTTGTTTATCGTTCTAGAAAAGTCTATTACCAAAGCAGCCCGTTCTTCATTGTTTGAATTCAATGACGAATTTACAAGAGCCGCTTTTGTTAATATTGTAGAACCCTTCTTGCGTGATGTACAAGGTCGCCGCGGCATCTATGATTACCGTGTTGTTGCTGATACTACAAATAATACAGCAGAAGTTATTGACCAAAATCAATTTGTTGGCGATATTTACATCAAACCCGCTCGTTCTATCAACTTCATTCAATTGAATTTCACCGCTGTTCGCACTGGTGTAGCATTTGAAGAAATTGTTGGAAGAGTTTAATAAATAGAGAGATAGGAGAAACTTAAATGGCATTTAACATTAACGAATTCCGCTCTCAGATGCAGGGAGATGGAGCACGCCCAAATTTATTTGAGGTTACGCTTCCATTCCCAGCATTCTCATTGCCAGGAACTGCACAAAATAAATTAAGTTTTATGTGCAGGACTGCTCAACTACCCGGTTCAACAATCGGTACTGTGCCAGTTCAATACTTTGGTCGTGAATTAAAGTTTGCGGGAAATAGAACCTTTCAAGATTGGTCTATTACAATTATCAATGACGAAGATTTTGTCATTCGTAATGCATTTGAACGTTGGATGAATGGCATTAATAGCCATAATCTAAACGTTCGTAATCCAGCGGCGGCTACTCAACTAGGCTATAGCGTAGATGGCGAAGTTCGTCAGTATGGTAAATCTGGTTCCATTTTGAAGAAGTACAAGTTCATTGGTGTGTTCCCAACCGATCTTTCATCAATTGATGTTGATTGGAGTGCTAATGACACAATTGAAGAATTTACTGTAAATCTTACCTATCAATGGTGGGAATCAGTAGAGGACCTAGTAGTCTAAGTAAGGGGGGAGCCCAGGCTCTCCTCTTTTTTATAATGTAAAGGAAAATCAAAGTGGCTATAAAACTATTTGGCTTCACAATCGGTGA